GCGCCCGATCTGGCCGATTTCGACCTGCCCGAGGTAGCGATCCGTCACCACGCGCAGCATGCGCGGCCCGGCTTCCAGCACGGCGCGCCATTTCTCGGCCCGCGCCAAAGCCTCGGCCTCAGTCCAATAGGTGGCGGGGAAGGTCATTTCGCGCTGCTGTGCCACGCGCGAAGTGATCACGCTGCTCTCTGCCCGGGCAAAACTACCTGCCTGTGAAAGCTGCTGCCGATCGGCCGCCGCGACACTACCCGCCATGTTGGACAGCGGCGCATGGTTCAACCCCCAGCGTACCGCAATGGCGCGCGGGAGTGGGCGCAGGCTCGCCGGCAAGGCCAAGGGCTCGCATGCCAGCACGCATTCCGCGGGCAGGTCGAATTGCGGTGAATCGCTCGCCAGAGGATCGGCCAGGCGCAGCTTGCCGCCCCGCCCGGCTGCCAGGATGGCGCCTGAGCCCGCCAGGATCTGCTCGGCTGCTGCAAGCGTGGTCGTGGCAGTGGCACCCTGGTGAAAGCCGACAATGCCGGGCAGGTCGGCCTCGGCGAAAGCCCAGGCGGGGATGTCGAAATCGGCGGGGTCATAGGCCAACCCATGGCTTTCCAGCATGCGGCGCAGAATGGCGGCGATGCTGTTCACATAAATCGGTACGCTGTCGCCGCGCAGATCGGCGGTGACATCACCATCCGGCGATGCACCAAGCTGGAATAGCCCGAGCGCCGGATAATCCCGCGCCTGCCCAATCAGCGGCGTGCCATTGGTGATGATGGCCTGTGCCACACCGCGTATGCGAATGGCGGCATGCCCGGCGATCTCTCGCCAGTGGCTTTGATAGGTCGGCAGGCTGCCGGCGCCGAGATCAAGATTGCCGAGAAACACCGGCGCAATATTGAACACCTGCCCAAGCGTCACCGGCTTCGGGTGGCCCTTCAATTCGCTGCCGCCCTCGGCCCCGCCTGTTCCCTGATACAGCACCGGCTGCAAGGGTGTTGCCATGCGTTCCGTCACATCGCCAAGCGCCAGCCGGGCGGAGAAGTCACCCGTGCGGTCAATGCTGCGCAGCACGCCGACAAAGGGCACCGCCGCGCTGGCCAGGCTGGTGCCAAAATCACTCGCCCGCCCATTCACCACCGGGAGCGACAGCACCCTCATTGCCCTGCCATCCGCCAGACCATAGCGCGCAAGGTCGCCAGCGAAATTGTCGCCATCCGCCAGCGCGATTTCGGAGACCGTCAGCGCCACCCTGCCACCTACCGCCAGCGCATCGGCGGCGGATTGGCCGATTTCGATATCATCCAGAATGCGTGGCTCGTAGTAGGCCCGCGCCGGGGTATCACTCGCGGCGGAATAGAAAGCCGCCGAGGCCAAGCGCAGTGTCGCGATATTCTGCGGCGAGACAAATGCCTCCGGCAGAAAGGCCGGCGCGAGCATGCCGGGCGCTTCAAAACCCATCATAGACCAAAGCGCCCCCGGTGGATGTTGAAATTCTGTTCGATCTCAGGGCAATGGCGTTGGTGGTAGTGGCACACCTTCTGCACGCGTGGTGATTTCCAGCGCCAGTACTGCCGCGCCTGGCTGGCCGCCGAGCAGTAGCGCGGGCCGCGTTGCCAGCGCGGCATTGGACATGCTGGTGCCAAGGCAGGCCGGCGCATCCATGGCGGGCGCATCAGATGCAATCATGGGGTCAGGCTACCGGGCTCAATGCCGATCGCCTGCAGCAGCGGCGCCACTTCGGGCGAAAGCAGATCCAGGCGTTGCGCAGCAAGCCAGCGCTCACGCAGCAGCAATTCTGCATCGGTGAGATCGGCAATAGGTGCATCAAGCTTGAGCACCGCCATGGCTTCGCGCAGCTTGCCAGCGGCGCCTAATACCTCAACTAGGTGAAGCTTGGTGATGTCGCCCGATGGTGGCGCTGGCTTTGATGGCAGCGTTTCCACCACAGGAGCAGGCTCTGCTTCCGGCGGCGCTGGTGTGGGAATAATCTCAATGGCATCCAGGCCGCCCGCGGTGAGAATGGCCTCCACCAGCGGATGTTCCACCGGTCGCGGTTCTCCGACACTGAACCGATGCGCTTCCAACGCGGCGGCATGGGATGCGACACGATCAGCGAGATCGGGGCCAAAGGCTTCGATTGCCTCGGCGGGGATACGAAATGATGGGCGTGTTTCCGATGCCTTCTCGGGGTATTCCATACTACCCGCAATAGAATCCTGTACGTTGCTGTCGCTCATTGGCTTGTCCCTGCTGAATGAGATTGTCTTATGGGTTGGCACGCCATGTTGCGCGCCAGCTTGACGTCACGCCCCCGCGAAAAGCGCCACGCTACAAATCAGCGCAGGCGGCATATTGGCTGATGCGCCACCCGCGAAATCATTCACTGTAATGGCAGGCGTGGCATTGCCGATGGTGACGTTGTGCGCATGGGTCGTATCAAGGCTGGCGGACCAGGTATTGGACTGCCCGTTATTCGCATCCCAGCTATTGCCCCCGGCGGCAAAGGTGAAAATCCCATTGGCACCGCGTAGATCCGTATAGCGCAGCCCGTAAATACTGCCCGGGCCGCCGCGCGTATCGGTGGAGGCACTGTGATTATGCGCCGCCTGCGATGCCGCATGACCATGCGTGCCGATGCGCTGATCACCGCCCGCATTGCCCAGTGCGGCAGCATTGATGCCTGAAACGCCGCTGGTAATCCTGCTGGCGGCGGTGCCGCCCAGATTATCGAGACCAAACAAGGCGCGCCCCCGAACATCCGGCGTGCCAAAACTGGTACTGCCATCCCCCGCGCCATAGGTGGTGCCGATCGCAGCAAACAGCGTCGCGTAGGTGCTGCGCGACAGGTTCTGCCCATTCGGCCAGACACAAAAGGGCGGCAGGTTGGCGCCGGCGACCTGGACATATTCGCCGATCAATCGCCCATGGCCGAATATCCCCGCCACCCATCCGGCACCACTGCGCAGTATATTTGCTGTCATCCCTGGTGGTAGCGCGATGCTGGCCTTGCCATTGATGGTCTCACTGGCATTGGCGTCCAGGGTGAGCGCCGCGCTGCCCAAATTCAGCACCAGCCAGCCGGCGCCCTGCGCCACCGTCGTGACCGCCGGCAGGTTCAGCGTCGCAGCAGCAGCGCCCGAGAACACCACCGTATTGCCAAGATCCGCCAGCGCCAGGTTCGCCGTGCCAGAAATGGCAATCACTTCCCGCGCGGCAGGATCCACCACGCAAAAGACATCCTTGGTACCCGCGGGCAGTGACACCAGCCCCCCGGCATTGGAAGAGGCAAGGATCGTGGCGCGCGTCAGCGCCCCCGGTGAGCCGCCATCGAAATCGCCATAGCCGATCTCGAACCCTGTGCTCCATTGGATGCAGTATTGAATTCGCCGCGTGGCGGCGCCGAAGGTTGCCTGAAAGCTACGCGCATTGCTGGCGGCGGGGCTGAGGACCAGCGTGCCGGTGCCGGCGGTTTCAGTGCTTTGCTTGGCGCGATAGGCGATGATTGGCATGGGTCACCCCGTCATGTGCTGGCGCGAGCCAGGATGGCTTCGTTCTGGGCAGTCAGGCGGCGTAGTTCGGAGAGCAGGTTGCGCAGCACTTCCGTCTGCGCATTGCCGGTCGCGATCACCGCCAATTCCAAGCGATCTGCGCCTGCGACTTGTGCTTCCAGCAAGGCGCCGAGATTGGCAGGGTCGCTGCCTGGCGCGGCATTGCGGAGCGTGCGCGCAACATCGGCGACCAGTTCCGCAAAGCCTGAGGAGATGCCGAGGAAGTCTTTGGCAATCGGCAGCGCGATCTGCGCCACGCGGGAGAATTCCGCGAGTTCTTCGGGCGTGGCACCATCCAGCAAAGGAGCTTGCGCTGCCGACAGCGAGGCCAGGGCCGCGCCATAGCGTGCTTCCAACGGCAGGCCGCCAAGGTCCCCCATGGTCAGGTTTTCCAGCAAGCCGCGCGCAATGCCGCGCATCTGGGCCGCCAACGCCTCCGCTTGGCGGTCAAATTCGCGCATCACCGCCAGCCGCTCATCCGCGATGGTCTGTTCCAGCGCCACCACGCGGCGGATGTATTCCTCGCCAGTCTCCTCCAGCCCAAGCTGAGATAGCTGTTCCCGAAAAGCGCGCATTTCAGTTTCGGCCCGCAGGTCGAATTGGCCGAGCGCCACGCCGCGACTATCGCCATTCAAGGCCATGCGGCGAATGCCAAGGCTGCGGTCAATGATATCCAAATCCCGCGCGCGGTCCGCTTCAAGCTTGGCGATGCGCTCGGCGCGCTGGGAATTCAGGTCGGCCTCGGACAGGCCCAGGTCCTTGGCCTTGGTGATAGCGTCATCGTAAGTCTTGGTCAGCGCTTCCATGGCGGATTTGAAAGCGCTGGATTTTTCTACTGCGCGGCCAAGGGGCTCAAATACCTGGGTCACGAAATCCGCGGCGGAAAGCGCTTCCTCCAAATCACCGCCGCGCCCGGCAAGCGTGCCAAAGGCGGTCATCTGATTGGCATTGTCACTCCGCAACTGTCCGACCAACGCGGTCATGGATAATTCGCGCGGCGAGCCCGAGGCCTGGCCAAAACCGACTGCTGCCTGACCCGGAGCGGCAAAGCTCAGATTGCGTGCGGCGATTTGCTGGTTGATGGCATCAAGCTGCTGCTGCACCTCGGCAACCGCACCGGCCTGGTCCCAACGCTTGCCGCGCGCACCGCTGATGGTGAGCAGCCCGGCATCATCCACGCCGAGAAACACATCGCCGCCCGAACGCGATGCCATGCCTTTTTTAGTCGGGCCGAACATGGCGCCCGCGCCACCACCAATGGCGCCACCAATCAAGCCACCGACCAAGGTGCCGATGCCGGGAATGATGGAGCCAATGATGGCGCCAATCACCGCACCGCTGCCCGCGCCGATCGTTCCGCTTGGACCAACCGTCCCACGCGCACCGCCCACGATGGAACTGGTAAGGCTGCCGGCAGCAAAGCCAGCGCCGACCCCGCCGAGCAGATTACCGAAGGTCGCCCCCATGCCCATCTCGCCCAGCGCCGAGGCTGGCAGCACAGGCCCCGACATGCCAGCAGGCAGCGCTGTCGTGGCCATCGACCCTGCGCTGGTTGTCCAGAGCGGCGTGGACAAAAAGCCGCCGGCACCAGTAAGCCCGAGCGCATTGCCGAGCCCGCTGAAAGCACCTTCGCCACCGCCCAATCCCCCAAAGCCAAAGGAGGAAAGCCCTGTCAGGCCGAAGGTTTGAATGAGGCCACCGGTTGCCGACGGTAACGCCGTTTGCGGCGCACCGGTGCCCATGGGACCACCTGAGACGGCACCGACCAAGGTCGGTCGCGCGGCACCGAAGCTTGCATTCACCAGCGGATTGACAATGGCGAGCTTCGCCATATCCGTGATCACACTCGCGATCACCTGGCGGGCGATGCTTCCCCAATTGATGACCGCACGCTCACCAAGTGCAAAGGCCGTGACAATGCCATTGCCAATCCGGTCCAGCGCATTCTCACCAATGCTGGCAAAGGCATCGCGCGAGCGGCGCGAGAATTCCTCCGCCTCCTGCGCGGCCTTCGCCGCAGCTTCGCGCACGGCGCGGGCCGCAGGGTCAAGCTGGGTCAGGGTGCGATTATACTGGTCCTGCGTGATGCGTGCCGCCGCCAGTGCAGCATCCAGCGCCTTGACCTGCTCGGCGTATTTTTCCTGCTCGGTGGCCGCACCTTCCACCAGCAATGTGCCGCGTTCCACCAGGCGCTGATAGGCGCGCTCGGCCTCAGTCAGGCGTTCCGTCGTGGCGCGGGTGGTCTCGGTACGGTCAGCGAGCCGCGCCAGCGCCTCGTCACGGTCCTTGTCGGCGGCAGCACGCAGCCGGGACGCTTCCTCGCCCTCAATCGCGCCGCGCGCGGCCAAGGCGTCAATCTGCTGCACGCGCTCGGCATGTTCGGCGCGAATGCCGCGTTCCTTGTCGAGCGCCTTGTACAATTCCTCAAGCCGCTGCTGATCGGCTCGGCGTCTGGCAATGATGGCACGTTGGCTGGCGGTATAGGCTTCGGCCTCGCCAGCCTCCTGCGCCTCGCGCTCCAATTGGCTGCGGCGCGTGATGAAGGCCTGCAAATCGCGGAGCGCCGCCTCACGCTCGGCACGCAGGTTTTCCAAATTGCGCCGCATGATGCCGCGCGTGCCGCCAGGTATGGCGGTCTCTGCGAGGGCAGCCTCGGCATTGGCAATCTGCTGATCGAGCACCGCCAACCGATCCCGGCTGCGCTCATAGCCTGCGCTGGCCTGTTCCATCGGCGTGCCAAGCCCGACCGCCACGCGGCCCTGATTGACCGCCGCTGCTGCCGCCTGTGCCGCGCGTGCAATGCCCTGGGAGAGTCCAAGCGCACGATCCAGATCGCCGGCAAAGCGCGACATGGCCTCGCCGAGAATGGAGAAAGCCCGGCCCATGGTGGGCGGCATTTTCTCGAATTCAGCATTGAGCGACTGCCCGGCACGGATCAGCGCAGGCATCACCACATCGGCGGTGAGCTTCCCTGCCTCGCCCATCTTGCGCAATTCGCCAACGCTGGCGCCCAGTTCGCGCGCCAGGGCCTCGGCCAGGGTGGGCATGTTCTCCAGCACCGAGCGCAACTCATCGCCCTGCAAGCGGCCCGAGGCCAGCGCCTGGCCAAGCTGCATGACGGTGGCGGAGGTCTCGGCTGTGCTGGCGCCCGCGATAATGCCCGCCTGTTGCACCGTGCGCACCAGGGCCAGCACCTGATCATTCGTGGCGCCGATCTCGCGCGCCGCGATGGCAAAGCGGGCAAAGGCATTGGCGCTTTCGCTAATGGCCACCCCAGTCTGCTGCGACAGGGCATAGAGGTTTTGATAGACCTTCTCCGCCGCGCCGAAGGATCCGGTCGCGGCTTGCAGACGTGCGAGCGATTCCGTTGCCTGATCACCGGCGCGGGCAATGGCGCTGCCCGCCGCCGCCGCGCCCACCGCCACCGCCGCAATCGCCGCCGCCGCACCGCCGGCACGGCCTGCGATACTGACAAAGGCGCTGCCTGTACTGCCAAGGCTATTGCCCAACGCGCCAAAGCTGCGCACCGCCGCATCGGACGCCGAGGCCAAGCCCCGCATTGCCGGCTGTGCCTTGGCGCTGGCGCTATCAATCTGCTCCAGCGCCTTCTTGCCATCGGCGCCCAGCTTTTCCAGCGACCGGCGCACGGTCTCGGCATTCTCTGCCGAAAGCCGGATGGCGATGGTGCGTGCGGCGCCGCTCATGCAGAGTTCGCCAGTTCAGCAACGATGGCGCGCGCCAGCACATTCCCCGCGCGGCGACGCACGCCCGCGACATCAAGCCGCTTTGCAAGCCTGACCTGGCGCATGAGAAAGAACATCGGGACAAACCCTTGGGCGAGAGTAGCGCGCGCCAGGCGCTGCTGGCCGCGCCGGTTGCCGGTGAGCACTTCGACATTCGCGCCGGCGAACAACCGCAAGCGCCGCCGCTTGCCGAGGCCACTCGCGCCACGCACGCGGAGGCACCACAGCCGCACGGCCGGGTTGGATTTGGAGCTAATGACGAAAGCCTCGCCACGCGCGGCCTTCATCTCGGCGGGCGTGACACGCAGCCCGCCGCGTGATGACGCACCACGCCGGCCACGCGTGGCGTTGTAGCCGGTTGGGAAGGCGAGATACCGCCCGCCCTTGGCAGTGATGGGCAGGCCCTTGTCGAAGGCCTCCACGAGCTTTGGCGCATTGGAATAGACGAGTGCGGCTGGGCGAAAACTGCGCGGTGCGGCGCCGGGCGGCGGATAGAGTTTCAGGCGCCAGCTATTGGCGAGTGCGCGGCCCTTGTCGGAGAAGCCTGCGCCACGCGACTGGGCGCGGAGTTCCGCTTGCACCTCCCGCCCGGCGCGTTCCACACCACGCCGCATGGCGCGCGCAACGTCGCGGATCTCGGCCTCCATGGCAGCACGGAGGTCGCCGCGGATTGTGGCGAGGAGAAGGGGCATGAGGGAGGGCCAATTATGCTAGGCGGTGGCCGTACAGTTTTGATTTCCGGGCAATTTTAGTTATGGTCATCGGAAGTAAACCTACGACACTCTCGCGTCTTAATGTGGTCTGTGAGGTTGGAGGAAGAGCAACTCAGGTGTAATTGGACGGTTCGGGCGCCACTCAGGAAGTAATCGTATTTGCCACCAGGGTTTTGTTGTGAGGCGAGCATGAGCACTGATGATGAAAACCGACGGAAGCTAACAACCGCAAATCGGTCTCTTCTTTTAGATTCAATGTTGCGCAAGCCGAGGGGAAAGGGACCGATTAGGGGTTTCGGTATGGCACCAAAAAAAACCAAACAATATGAGAAGGCTCTCAACGCCGCGCGACAAGTGCGAGAAGTTCTCCTAGTCAAATCTGCGTGGTTTCCTGTGTCAGAAGAGGCTGTATCGTTAGCAAACGCTGTATCTGAGGTGAAAGGTTTGTTTTCGCGCGTAGTTAAAGAAGATCAATGGGACTGGGCTATCATTGCTGCTGTATTTGGCTTTCCTGCCCGCGAAGAATGCGGAGATATAATCCAACACCTAGTTTTACTCAGAAGGGCCCTATTATCTGGAGAGAAAGATGAGATAATTACCTCAATCAAAGCTTTGACTTACACAAACGCGGCGACATATCTTGGATATTTCACCGGTGAACTTGATCCTCCCAAAGGACCCCGTGGTTCGGGTCAGATTTACATCCTCTCAAATCGAGCGAAGCCGGATCATCTCAAAATTGGAAAGACCACCATTCAACCTGTGATCAGAGCAACACAGATTAACTCTGCTACTGGTGTTTATGATCCATTTGGATTGCGATGGGCAGTTCGTGTTTGGGACGTTGCGGATGCTGAGAGACTGATTCATAGAGAACTTCGAGAATTTCGAATGACGGAAAAGCGGGAGTTTTTCCATCTAAATTTTCATGATGCGAAGCGTTGTATCTGGTCCCTGCTGGACCGCATGGATCTAATTCTCCGAGAAGAGGGCATCATAGAAAGAATTAGAATAACCAAGTCCTTCGATATTTCCGGATCTGTGATTCGAGATGACGGAGAAAGGTTCAAATTTAGTAATTTAAAAACAGTTCCTTATGGGAGGCCATTGCCAGCGAATTTAGCTGTGGCTCAAAGAGTGAGTTTCGAATTTTTTGATTGCCCTAGAGGACGCTTTGCGATTCACTTACGTTATCGTACCAAGTGCGATTAAGGCTTGGGGGGAATGGTCTGCTTGGACCGATTGGCAAATCCGCCGTTTGGATTTCCAAGATCGACGGTTTCTTTTGGACTACAATTGGGACGACAGCAGCGATCTCACGCCTTACCTGAGACTTCAATGATCAAATTACCGGGCTTGGTTATGTAACGCATTTTTTTACTTAGTCGGCAAAGGCTCCGAGGTGTAACGTGTCTCCCCCTCCAACCGAGCTTCCGCACCCGCCAGCACCGCAAACCCATCCACCACCCAGGCAGCCTGGTCATTCACGCCACCCGCATCCGGCCAATGCGCAATGCCGCCCATCCCGCCGCGACACGCAGCCCAAAGCCGCACAAAGCCATGCCAGGGTTCGGCAATCACCAAGCGCGGGTTCTCCGCCCAAGCTTCGCTACCCACCAACCAATCGCCACCCTCGGCAGGTCTCAATCCACCGTCATAGGCGCTTGGCTCGCGGGCGATAGCGAGGGCGCCACGGAGTTTTTTTCCGCATCCCGACTTGGTTGCATCAAGGCACTCGCACGCCAGCCGATCGGCTCGATATCCTCCTGCGGCAAAGCATCCATCAAAGCCTCGGAGACTAGGCCGCGATCACGCTTGAAGGGCGGCAGGTCGGCACCCTCCCAGCCACGCAGCGCATGACGCGCCGCCACCCAGGGCAGCATGCCGATGTAACGCTGCCGCGCCGCCAGCAGCCCGGCATAGCTTGGGATGGCCGCACAGGCGGCTTCAATCATCGCAAGCGGTGCCTGCGCTTCGGGATCATCCGGCTCGGCTTCGGCGCGCGCAATGGCGGCCGCGAGTTCCTTGCTATTGCCGGGTGCAGCCTCGGTGATGGCCATCCGCAGCGCTTCCAGCATCTGCGCCTGCGGCGGATAGATCCCGCCATCGCGCGCAAGATCGGCGCGAAAGGCCTGACGCTCGCGGAAGGTCAGCGGCGCGATCAGGTAGCGCCGCTCTGGCGCATGGGGTGGCGAGAACCATTCCGCATCGCGGCGGGAAAAGACAACGCTCATTTTCATGCTCCTCAGAACTGCGCCAGGAATAGCGGGCAATCCGCGCCATCCAATTGAAAACCAATGTCGAATTGCCCAAGCCCGTCGCGCTGCCCGGGCCGCATCGCGGTGGCCTTAGCCGCCGGCGCAATGATGCAAAAGCGATTGCCGGGCGTGGCCCCAAGGATCGCCATCAGAGGCATCGCCGAGCCCAAGCGAAAGGCGTTGAACAGTGCAACGGCGGTGGTGGTGCTCATCAAGGGATCAATGGCGCCGCGCGCATCACGCTCGGTCGGCACGGCTGGATCATAGCCCTCGGCCGCTTCGGGATTGTCGGGCAGGATGACATTGACGCCGGCATCCAGCGTCAGGCGCCGCGCGCGGGCCAATTGCTGGTTCAATTGGCAGCGGCCATTCACAAAACGCGGCGGCGTTGGGCGAATGACGTTGTTCCACCCGGTCGGCAGCGCGGCCGCCGATTTGTCGAGCAATTGCGCGCGCAGATCAAAGACCAGAAAGCCAATGCCGCCTGTGGAAAGCTCCAGGCTCCAACTGCCGACCGCACCGGTAAAGCGCCAGCGCAGCCCATCGGCGTAGAAGTAGAGCGTGGCGGTACGATAGATCGCCTCATCCGAGGTGGGGCTGTAGAGAACATTGGCTGGGATCTGCGCCA